CTCCAAAGTCCCTGAATGAGCGCACCAGGTAAAACTGCTCGATGTCGCTCCAGCCTCTGCCACTCCCTTGCCAGTAGTCCGCGCCGGCTCGCCAGCGCTTGTAATCGCTGTCGCGGTTGTAGGCCTCAATCACGGTCGGATAGACCGTTCCACCCGTCCCCCGTGGCGCCCGGTCTGCGGTCCGGCTCGAACCAGGCGAGCTGGGTTTCATGGGCCGATCGACGCGCCCCATCGAGCCCCCGGCATCAACCTTGCGGCCGTAACCGCCAGGCATCAGAAGCTGCCGCCCTGCGCAAAGACGGCGATCTTCGTGGCCGGCGTAGGGGCCAGGATCGCTGTGTTGAGCCCCACGTACAGGACCTGGCCCTTCTCGACGTAAATACCAGTGTTCTTCTTGGAGGTTTCCGTCAATGACGCCTGAGCCCCCAGGTCCGGCACGGGGATTGTCAGTGGCGGTAGGGAGATATTCGTGCGCACGCCGGCCGTTAAGGACTCCACAGTCGCCGAAGCCACCAACGCCGTATTGGCATCCGTGATCCCGAAGGTTGTCGAAGAGGTGCTCAGGAAAACAAGAACAGTCACCGCGGACGTTGCGGCCTGCATTGCCACAATCGAGAGGCTGTCAATGACCGCCCCATCGGTGTCAATGCAGTTCACGAGCTCAGCGCAGCCGCCGCCCACGATGGTCGAAAAGTTCGTGCTGCTTGCCAGCGCGGGAGTCGGACCAAGCGTCGCCCACTTGTGCAAGGGGCGATCCACCAGCAGTGGCTGCTTATTCGTGCTCGAGCTGCTCACAGGAAAAGACCGCTGACAGCTTCATCCTACCCAGAGCAAGCCCCATCAATCAGCCGCGTCCTGATCGCTGGCGTGCCCCGGACAGCGACGTGTCCATGCCTCCGGAGCGCAGCCGCGGCGGCACCCCTTGGCTGCTGCCCATCACGATCGTGCTGCCGCTGGCTGACCCGATCTGATCGAGTATTTCGCGGCTGGGGATCAAGTTGGGGTCGCCGGCGGCGTTGACATTGCCCTGCCGAGACGGAATCACCCGTTGTTGCGGGGCCGGAGTGACCTGCAGCCCGGTCGACGTGAACGGAGTTCTGCCATCGCCGTTTGGATTCGAGCGCTCACCGAATTGCGGCAGCATGTCCCGTGTGACATTGCCCGGATTATTCCGCGGCCCCACAAGCTCGGTCGGGATGAAGGGGTTCATCAGAAGATGTTGGCGGCGTTGAACGACTGCGGATTCCAGGAGACGTTGCCGGCGGCGTTCATGTTGGCGGGACGCATGCCGCGAATCTGTTTGAGGTAGCGCTCATTGAGATCCTGGGCCTCCGGGGAGGTTTGCTGGAACGCTTGGGAATACCCGGTCCGTGGTGCCGCGGCCTGGCCCTGCCCCGTCAGGTCAAGATTCGGATCAAAGGCTGTTTCGACTGGCACCTTCGCCGCCGAGTACCCACCCGAAGACCCCCGGCCCATCAGGTCGAGGTTTGGGTTGAACGCCGCTTGCACGGGGACGTTGGCCATGCCGTAGCTCGCTGGAGCCTCCCGCTGACGCAAGTCAACAGTCGGGTCGAATGCCGTGGCCGTTTGATCTTTGCCGTTCCAGGTCTCGGCGGGGATGTTCCAGCCGGGCACCACCTTGCCGATCGGTGTCGCCAGGGTGCCTTCCATGCCGTACACCTTGCTGGCGTCCTGGTCAAGGGCTCCACTGAAGGTGATGTTGGGGGGCGCCCAAGGAGCCTGCTGCCCTTTGGCAACCTCAGGCAAGCCGTTTTGCTGCCTCAGCCTGTTGGCGAGGGTCGGGTTTGCCTTTGCCCAGGCGGCAATGTCGGCGTCGTTGTAGTAGTTCTCGCTGGCGGGGGTCAGGTTGGCTGGGATCTCGCCGCCCGCGGCGCGAGCCTCCCCGATCATTTGGTTGCGTGCGGTCTGGGCCAACTGGATGTTGTCGCCAGCCGCGGAATAGCGCACACCAGCGCCGGCCTGCTGGGCGGCAATATTCAAGGCGGAGGCCCGCCCACGACTAGCAGGAACCTGCACCTGCGTCGTCCCGAAGCCCGGTGCCGAGTGCGGAATCGGGGTCGAGTGCTGCGAAGGCATGGGCCGCCGAGGGGCCGCAGCGCGAGGCCCCTGGCCGCCGGAGCCTGCGGGGGCGGGAGACCATTGCCTTGCCGTGCTTGCCCCTGCGTTGCCACCACCGACGCCGGTAGCGCTTGAGCCGATACCCCGGTACTGCTGGCGACCAGCGTTTGCGTACACGGGCCGCCCTGTGGCGGCGTTGTAAGCAATACCCCCAACACTGTAGGAAGGTTTGCCAGCAGTGCCTGGGTTTTGCCCCCAGCCGATACTCTGGCCTCCGTCTGTCCCTCCGGGCCTGACCCTGTGCTCCCAGGCGTCAGAAAGACGATCGCTGCCCGTTTTCTTCGGGAGCATGGACCCGATCATGTCGAAGAGGGGGACGCCCATGGTCTATCTCCAGTTGATGGCACCGGTCAGAGTCATCACGCGCGTGCCCACTGAGGTATCAGCAGGGCCCGGGACCGCCATGATGAACTCGGCACCGCTTCGCGTAAAGGCGTAGCGGCGGACGTCCTCCCGCCGGTAGTTGGGGACGTACAAAGTCTCAGCCAGCCTATCGACTTCACGGAGGTAAATTTCCCGGTACACCCGATCCGATTTCTCGGGATCGGACTGGTAGATCGCGCGGTCGGTATCGCCAACAATGCGCTCTACCCGACTGGGCATCGGCTGGGTGTCGTCCCGGAGAACTTCAGAGCTCTTCCAGGCCTGGTCGCACCGATTGAGGTGCTCGACGATCTTCCCGTAGAAATACCCGTCAGGGACCCGTGCCATGGCTTCTTCCAGCCGTGCCAGGTCACCCGCAGGGACCTGAGCGCCGCTGTTGAAGCCGAGGTGAAATCGGCAGCGGGACTTGTCGTAACTGTTGAGTTCCACGCTGCCAGGGCTTGGCCTTCGGAGATTCTAGGAACAGCTCAGGCGACGTAGATCACGTCTTCTGCCATGACCTCATCCCAATCGACTCGCTTCACCTGACGGACCTGGTCAAGCGTGACGAAACGCTCGCCAGGCAGGCCCAGCCGCAGCTCAACGATTCGCTTGGCTGTGGTGTAACCAATGCCCTTGATCCGATCGGCAATCGTCTCGGCCGATGCCAGGTTCAGGTTCAGCCGGGTATCGGGCGGGATCGACGAAGTTGGGGGGACTTCCGGATCCGGATCGTCGGCCTTGACGAGCGAGACCGGCTTCTCGGTCGTGCGCCCCTTGCCGGGCTCGTAGACCACCAGGTCATCGAGCGCGACATAGCCGACCACGCCGGCCTGGTTCTTGATCAGGGCGTAATCCTTGTCGTGGTAGCTGATCAGCTCCACGATCTGGCCGGTGCGTTGATTCTGAAAAAGGCTCATGCGTTCAGCTCAATCACGAGCGGCGAGTCCTGCAAGTCACGATCCTAGGAGAACAAAAACAGGCGGGCCCGAGGACCCGCCTGAACTTTTCTCACCCAGTAGTGGGTCAGGCGGTAGGGGTAGGCAGGCCACCGATGTAGGACTCATCGGCGACGCCGTCTTCAAGGTAGTAGCAGACGTCAGCAATCAGGTAGCTCCCGTTGGTCTCGGTAGAAGACAGGGTGCCAGCAGGGGCCGTCGCGGCGGTGCCAACGTCCAGATACAGCTTGAGGGTCAAGCCGCCGGACTGGGTGACCTGCACCGGAGTGATCACGCTGAACACCGAGCCAGCTGCGCCAGAAGGGGCAACAGTGCCACCGGTGCCGACCAGCGGGGGGCTGGCGGCCGAGGTTGCGCTGATGGCGCCCGCAGTGGTGCCGGTGCCCAGCGAACTGGCGAGCTTAATCCGATCGGTCGCGGTGGAGAACACCAGCCCAGAGCGAGCTGTCCCCAGGCCGCGGTCTTTGCGCGCGTCAAGCACGCGCAGGCCGACGGAATAGAGGAAGGCGTTCTGGGGGATCACCAGGCCCGTAATGTCCGCACGAGGCTTGTCGTCCGTGCGTTTATCGGGGCTGGGGATGATCACGTCCCACGATGTGGCCCCCGTGGTCACCTTGATGTAGCCCACCGACTGGTAGTACACCCGGCCAGGCAAGGCGATCACCGGCTGGCTCTGGTAGGAACTCAGCGGGCAAACCCAGTTGCCGGGGAAAATGGCTTCTGAAATGCTCATGGTCGTGTCCTCCGATCAGTAGACGAACGAGTAGGCAACCGTCACGAAATCCTTGTTCAGGATCTCGAAACCAGCAAAGAGCGACCAGATCATGATGATGAAACGACTGAAGTCGTCGTTGTTGTTCAGCAGGATCTGAGCGTTCTCACCGCCAATGCCAACCCCGACGGACTGCATCCCGAAGAACAGCAGGGGGGCTGCGTCGTAGGTGGCAGAGCTGGAGTTACCGGTAACCGGGATGGTCGCGGTGAACGACTTGGTGGGGAGGTTGGTCGACTCGAAGAACCGCACACCCTCAAACACAAAGCCCGTGGGCATGACAGGCTGACCAGCCACAAAGCCCGCCTGGCCGTAGGCGGGACTCATGCCACTGAAGAAGTTGGCATTGGGCATCATGGCCGCCTGGCTGGGGTCAATCAGACCGCTGCCGGGATAGCGAGCAATCTCGCGGAAGTCGCTGTCCTGCCGAAGGTGCTTCATCGCCGTGGGATCGAGGATGGCTCGATAGAACCCGTCAGCGAAGGTGGGCACGTTGCGCTTGCGCAACTTCTCGACCACTTCCAGCAAGTCGTCCTTGGTGCCGAACTTGGCCGACTGGCCAGAGGCGTAGGCGGAAACGGTGGTGCCGCTTTTGGTCTTGCCCTTGGGGAAGAAGTAACCGCCCTGGGTGGAATCGGCGGCGCCGTTGGCCTCTGCTTTGAACAGTTCGTCGGCAAACACCCGATCGCGCCAGCGGCGATAGTCGTCCAGCAGGGTCATCGAACCGATGCTCTGGTGGAAGACGGGGAGCGAACCTGTGTCGAGCAGGAGGCGCTGGGCGGTGACCAAAGTCTCCCGAGCCACCTTGAAGGTGCTGGCTTGACTGGGGTTCGTCGGATCAGCGGGGCCCGTGTACTCCTTGAGGGTTACGGGGACTTTTTCCTTGACGATGTTCCGGGAAGAGCTGGTACCGATCGTCTGATCAGCGGTCCGCTCGCGGGAATCCTTGGTTCCAGGATTTCCCCAGTAGCGATACCGGTCCAGCTGTACCGTCTGCCCAGGCTGCGAACCGAAGTCATGGACCACAACGGGGTCCACGGCCATTTCGATCACGTAGGCGGGGTGGGGCCGATACAGCTCGGCACCAAGCACCTTCGGGAAATCATTATCGACCCACATGGGTGCAATGCTCCGATCGATGAAGGGGGGATTGGCACGCATG